TGGCCGTCTCGTACCCTCTGGACTGCCTTGTCAAAGGCCGTTCAAGAGTGGCGTAGCAGTGCCCAGACTATTCAGGGCGTTGTTACGGAGAGTTTTCTATGATGATGGCGCTTTACGGCCTGACGTCGACGCTTCCGCCGTTCTGTTTCTCCGGCAGCTATACTATGCTGCTAAGAAACTTCGACAGGAGTGTGAACCTACCTATGTCTACAAGACAGTGGCTGAGTTCTATGACGTCGAGAAGTCTTGTCGTCGTCCTACTCTCGAGTGGGATTCCGACCACTTCGTGGTCAACGGCGTTGGAGCCCGCGTACGTTTCGGTGAAACGGACGGAGGCCCTGACAACGAAGACTCCGAAGCGGCGCAGCCGACCCTCTTTCCTAAAGAGGAATCAGCTAGCACTACTTCTCCCTGCCTACCGCTACTCCAACGCGTCTGCGATTGGGTGGTTGGCGGGCAGTTTGGTCTCGTAAATTGGCGAGACCTGAGGCCTAAGCATGGACCTGGTGCTGTTGCGGATGCCCGTGTTGGCGTTGATAATAAATATCAATTCCCTCACTGGCCCCGCAAACTCGAAAACATCTTCCCTATCATGGAGTATGGCTATGCCAATTACCAAGCCTGGGAAGATGCCCAGGGTGCTACTAGTCCTTTCGCAGTTTCGTCTGACGGTGGAGCGGGATTGGAATCTCGCGATACAGTCAGGGAAGCAGCCGTGCGTCACCACTTGTTGGGTGACGTGTTGGGGAACGGAGAGGTCAAAGCGACCTATTCGATCCCGCAAAAGACTAGCAAGCGTATAGATGACGCGGTTTCTAAACGCCTTGATGCTGTGCGTTGCACTTCATCAATGGCGCATGAGCCGCCGAGTCGCCTTATTGCTGTCCCAAAAACGCAGAAGGGCCCGAGGCTGATAGCCTCGGAACCCGTATCGCACCAATGGATGCAGCAAGCGCTTAAGCGTGAGCTTGAGCGTATGGTGAAGCAGTCAGTCCTCGGGAACTCAATCGTCTTCGACGACCAGGAACCCTCAAGAAAGGCTGCTCTCGAGGCATCCCGAACCGGACTCCGGGCAACGATAGACTTATCGTCAGCCAGTGATCGGCTGTCCTGTTGGACTGTGGAGCGAGTGTTTAGGTCTCATGGAGATCTATTACAAGCGTTCCACGCCGTCAGGACTCGGTGGTTGATCAATACGATCGACAAGAAACAACCTAAGTATGTCATACTTAGGAAGTTCGCACCGATGGGATCGGCATTAACCTTTCCCGTGCAGAGCATCGTGTATGCACTAGTTGCCATTACGGCAGTCCTCCACTGTCGCCAATGGAAGCTAGATAAGACATCGATCAGCTCTGCCGCAAGGCAGGTTCGAGTCTACGGGGACGATATCATCGTTCCCGTGGACGTAGCAGGGGTACTCACAGAGCTCCTAGCGGAGCTCGGCCTCAAGGTTAATCTGTCCAAGACATTCACGACGGGAAACTTTCGTGAATCGTGTGGGATGGATGCGTATGCGGGCGTCGATGTGACGCCAGCCTACGTTCTTGAGGTCTGTGATAAGACCCGCCCTGAGTCAGTAGTAAGTAGCGTCGAGAGTTCGAACAACTTCTTTAAGAAGGGGTTCTGGCACACGGCTAACTACATACAGTCGACAGTGCCGTCGGAAATCCGGAAACGGATCCCTACGGTGTCTTCTGGCTCAGGAGCCTTCGGATTTACTTCGTTCGTTGGAGACCGGTACAGCGGCCTTAAGGGGCGCTGGAACCGGACCCTTCAACGACCGGAGGTGAAGTGCCTGTCGATCCGTTCTCGGATCAGCAAGCACTCTGCCGGAGGCTGGCCGAGCCTACTTCAGTATTTTACTGAAGAGCCGGACCCCATGCAAGCATGGGAATCAGGCGTAGGCTCGAGACCGAAGGTAAGCCTGAACCTTCGGTGGGTGTCCGCTACCACGTAGCGGGCGAT